ATGATTACATAGTTAAATTTATTATGATTACATAGTTAAATTTATTATGATTACATAGTTAAATTTATTATGATTACATAGTTAAATTTATTATGATTACACGGTGATAATAAAAAATTGATTTATTTTTTACATACTAACTAAAAATAACAATCAACATGGCTTATTTCAAATACTTGCTGGCTTTCGCTACAATCGCAATCAACACATATAATGTTGATAGTTGTGCTCTGGATCTATACAAATGTGGTCAACAAAATATTATTGAAACATATGACCCTGTAAAGAAATTCAATGTATACATAGGACATCTTGAAGAATTCCAAATGAGTATTAATTCATCACTCATTTATCTAGAAATAGACGACATAGATAACAATATACTATTAAAAAAAACATTTAATAGTACAAAAATAAACAATTCACTATATAGTAGTGAAGCTAATATGAATATTTTAAGTTCGTATACAATGTATATAATTACACTAATCATTCCACAGGACCTTCCGATATTCCTAAAAATAACGTGTGATTAAAATGGAGGATTAAAATACAATGTCATATTAAAAGGTGAACGTAATGACCGTGAAATTTGATTGGTGCTGTCTACTATACCTGCTTTGATATAATTAAAATTATTTTTTTTATATTCTAATACGTTAATAAATTTTTTTATATATTCCTCATAACTTGTAATTGTTTTTTGTTTCATAAATCGCTGATTTCCATAATCTTCGCCACGTTTATCCAACGGTTTTTCATATTCACCTGTTTTGGGATTACGACGAAACCCATTGTATTTTTTTGGTATAGGATAAAATTGAAGCCCGCCTATATTTTCAGTATTACTATTATATATTCTATAACCAACCAGATTTATGTATATTTTATTATCTTTACATAATTCACTTAATAAACATAGACTTGCTAGATTATCTTTATCGGTAATATCTTGATATACGCTATGTACTTTTAATTGTCGATATTTTAGTTTTAGTTTTAGATTATCGCCCGAACATACAGATAAAATATCTTTTGTAGCATCTCTATATAATTTAGGTACATTCCGAAATGAAGTTTTATCAGCGCACTCAGGTTTTACAGCATAAATTTTTGCTCCTAACTGATTAACTAACTTTCTAAATTCCTGGATTTCTAATCCTCCCGAAAATAAATTAAATGCTTCTCCAAACATCGAACCTTTACTGGTCATTCCAGTATCACGATCCTTTTCATTATTTTTATAACGAGGTTCATTATTTTCATTCAACATAGCTTCGCCTTGTATATGAATAATAATGTCACCTTCTTTTAACTCCTCCATGGTTTCTTTTATATCACGAATCATTTTTTCACTAAATGGACACATTATAAATATATGAAGTGCGGTTTCATACCCAGGAATACTATTTATCTTTTGTTTAATATTCGGCATTGAAGTGCGTAATTTACTTGAATAACCTTTATTTGAACTCGGTTTATCTAAAAATGTTATCGGATAATAATTATTAGTATATCCTTTTTGAAATGCTAAATACACTAAATAAGCATCATAAAAAGGCTCGTTACCTTTAACTTTATCATAATCATTAAAATACTTTATTATAGGTGTTTGTCTTAAGTTTTTATACGAATTTACAACATATTTCGTATTGAATTCTCTAAGTTCAACAGAACCGGTAACAAGTCCATCATATGTAAGAACCGTTAGTGTCATTAATATAATATATTATATTTTTATAGAAAAATAAAAATTAAAATTTGAATAAAATACGTATTTCGTAGTTTTGAATAAAATACATAATGGAATCTTTCATCCACACTCGAAATTTACCTTATGAAATGTTATCTAAAATTTTATATGAACATAATGGTATAGAACATAATAATAGTAAAATAATAAAGAATTATATAACGACTTATTTTGAAAATCGGAATTGTTTTATTTGTGGAAGGAACGATATTAGTTTATCACCATGTCCATTATCATATATTAATCATATGGAACTACAATTCATTAAAACCATTATTTTAGAAAAACACGAACCCAGTAAAATACAATTATGTTTTGAATGTGCCCATTAATGATAAAGCCGGTACTTCAAATGTAAAAATATGTAAAAATATGTAAAAATATGTAATAAATGGTATATCATTAGTTGCCTTTATTAGTTCACGGTTGCGTAGAATGACCCGATAATCTTTATTATAACTATAATTATAACTATAACTATAATTATAATTATACCTCCACACCCCTCGTTTATATTTTTGTATTAATAATAATATTAATATTAATAATAATATTATTAATATTAATAATATATGATATCATATTATATGGATTCTAATGAAATTGCTAATGAAATTGAATATTATAATAAACTATTTTCATTTCAGAATACCCGCGATATTAAAGTTGAAGATATTATCTATTATACAAATTTAAAGGCTGAATTAAAAAAACAAGAAGAATGGGATATAATTCCATATTTCAAATGGCTTCAAAAGCCAGTGTTTTGTAATGAAGAACCCGGATACCTTCATAAAATATGCGACTATATTTTAGATTATTTTTATGAAGATATTGACTCAGTGGTTTTGTAGATATGTGTGTATATAGCGATTATATATATATATATGTATAATGTATATGAATGTATATAATCGTTGTGTAAGTGTCGTTATTGATATCGTAGGTTGGTATATTGCGTGGACATTAATTGATAATTTAATAAAAAAATATAAATTGAATAAGAATACTAATAAGATAAATATAGTATTAACAATATTATTCATAACTTATTTAATAATGAAAGTCAACTATTATTAAATTGTTCATAGACTTCACTAATTTTTTCAAACCGCGTTTGTGTCGTTTGTTTTTCATAATGGACGATAATGGATTGTTGATAATCGGTTTCGTCATAGGATTGTAGTATTCCATAGTCTAAGATAACGGATTTTTCCTGAACATTTAAATAATTAGAATCATACATCGCGATAATACAATCTTGATCCCATGTTTTTTCATAGTATTTATGTTTAAATTCCGGATTAATCATTAAATTATTAAAAAAATCACGACTAAAAAGTGTATTTTTTATTATCATAAATCCCGTATTAAATAATTGACTTAAATCACGGCTAAATATAATATCGTTATTTGAATATTTATTTATTATTTTATCGAGTAGAGTATTATCATTATTTAATCTAAAAAACGCATCAGCATCTATATATATAATATACTCATAATCATATTGTTGTAATAAGTAAATAATCATCGGAACACGCTCCCAAGCTGGGTGGCGATTTTTAAATAATGGTTTATTATTAATAAAAAAATCACATCCAGTTTCGGTAGCATAGAAACGGTTCATTTTTTCAGTCATGTCGGAATATTGTTTTATAGTTGCGTCAGCATACATACAGATTATCTTTTTCATCATGCTATTATATGATATGCTATTATATGATATGATATGATATGATATATATATATATATATATCCGCAATAATATTTAACAGGTTAAATTATCCAATGATGGTCCTTTTATAACTTGACCCGAAATGTCCCATTCATCTCCATGACATTCGCATATATATGTCGATGTTCCATCATTCCATTTAACACCGCAACTATTATTTAATGGACATTTATATGTTTTGTTTACATCGCATAATTCAGTATTAGAATTGGTAACAAATCCTTCATTACAATTAACGTTATTATATGGTGATCCAGGCATTATACTATTATATAATATATAATTATATACCTATTAATATATAATGGTCTCTAATATATCGGGCACTAATGGTAAATTGTTAATGATTTCGGATTTCGAAGGGTGTCAGAAAACACAAAATAATAGCGAGACGCCACAATCTCAAGCAATGTGTTCCTTGGATTTTTTTAGTAAATTAACGACATTTATGGAAAAAAATATAAATAATCGTATCGCCTTTCTTGGCGATTATTTTGATAAGGGTCCGATGGTGGTTGATAGTATTTCATCGATAATGAAATTAAAAGATACTTATGAAGACAGGATATATATCATACTGGGAAATCGTGATATCAATAAATTACGATTAATTTATGAAGTTGGTAATAAAAAACCTATTCCTGAAAATAAATGGAATATTTGGGAAAAGAGTTCATTTTATAATAACTATGATAAGGCTGTAACTCCAGAAGAACGGCTTCGGATTATTTTTAAAGACTCCATGAATGCGTTTGATATGGGATTAAATATTAATGATACAGGTGATGTGGACGGTATAAAATTATTAATGGCTATATTTAATCCAGATAAAATAAAAGACGTCAATTCATTAGATAATCTGGATCGACTGAATGAAACTAAATCGATTATTAATAATATTCGTAATTTATTCATGAAGGGTAAAATCGCCGCCTATGATAAACAAACACATACATTAATGTCTCATGCTGGTGGATTTAATGTTCCTATTCATGGGAAGGAATATTATGAAGATATGGTGAGAAACCCAAGCCAAAATAATCCAAAACAAACCTATTTTGCTAAAATCGAATATTACCGACAACAATTACAAATTAAACCTACGCCATTAAAAACAAAACCCGATATTGAAGCATTCATTGATGTATTAAATTCTCCATTAGCATCCATATTTAATACGGATAATGGTTGGGGATTTGATGATACCCCTTCCGAATATTTTTATTTATTACAAGCATTATGTTTGAAACCTGATGATAAAAAAACACTATATTCATATGTTGAATCGTGTGGAAATAAACCATGTAATAGTATTATTCAAAATATGGACGAATCGTATATTACACAATTAAATACTGTTGGAGTTAAATGTATATCTGCTGGTCATGTTACGCATTGCACACCAATACCATTAATATATAAGCGACGCAATGCCAATGCCAACCTAATATTCATTGCTAATGATACATCAAATGGCAATCGTCCTATAGAAATTACAGCCGGTAATTTTCCAATGTCATATATTTCATCGACACATGTTGGAATAACCTCGTTGAATAAAGAATTGGATGATACCTCCATAGTTCCATCTTCAAATAATCCAATTTATAAGGGAGATTATGGTATAATGGTTAGTGATTGGGAACGTGCTAATCCATACCCAGCATATTCACATAAACCAAATTTTAACTTAGAATCTGGAAAAATTATAATTAATTATAATTATAATAATAATAATTGTTTAGAATTTAATACTGGGGGTCAGGTATCCTATAATCCACCAACGATAACTAAATGTAATTTAAATACAATGGCTATTGGTGGTAGCCGTGGTTATAATAAACGGAATTCCAGGAAGACTAAGACTAAGACTAAGAAGAAGACTAAGACTAAGACTAAGACTAAGACTAAGAAGAAGCATACTGGGAAGAAGACAAGGAAGAAGACTAAGACTAAGAAGAAGCATATTATGGCCACATGATTAAAAATTGATATATATATATATCTCTTTGTACTTACAAACAAATACATATACCGCGATGACTTTATTTTTAACATCGAAGAACAAAGATAAAATGGAAGTCGCTATAAGGCTTTGTCGATGTTTAGATATTCCAAATATAGAATGTGTTGAATCTAATTCTGGTATTAGTGGAGGGCAACCATATGGGTTAGACGAAACAGAACAAGGTTGTAAAGCACGAACGGAACAATTTATTAATAACGAAAATTTCATATCTATAGAAAACGGATTTGTAAAATATAGTGATGCGCTTTGGTATGATATCGCATTTATTTATATACGAATAAATAATGTTTATTATAGTGGATGGAGTGACAAACGGTTTTTCCCAAGTAATTTATATAAAGATACTAACAATCTTATTAAATATTTTGAAAAAAATAAAATTCCGAGATTTATACAATTAAATGACGGTGTCATAAAAATTGTTTCTCAATCTCCCGCAATGAAAAGCACCTCGGTTGGAGATATTAAAAAAATAATTTATACTAAAGAAACCAGTATGTCTTCTGAACTTACATCAACGTCAACCGAAGGTATTATGCCTAAACCACCAAATAAATGGGATTATTTGCGTGTTAATTTTAGAGTATATTTAAAGAAGCATAACTCTTGTATTAAAATTCAAGCATGTTGGAGGGGATATAATTTGCGAAAAGAATTTAAAAAACTGAATGACAATTATACATTTACAATAATGAATAGATGTTTAGATAAATATATTTCTAATTTAGAATTTAATGCTGAAATAAATTTGCTTATGTCACGAAAAAAAAGAAGAAATGAAAATTTTCCATCAGATATATCTGAAAATATTGCAAAATTTGCCATATATAAAAAATATGGTATAATGCCTTGCTGGGACACTGATAAAGGAGATATTATTATTAACAAAAAGGATATTTTTAAACAAATAGAAGTAAAGGGATTTACGTCAACAGGACCTTCATCATTTGGACCTAAAGAAAATTGGGAATTATTATATTTTGTAGATGCACTAGATATAAAAAATAAAAATGTTAAAGTTTATGAAGTAAAACTATCAAATAAAAATGAAATTTTTAGAAATATTAATATTTCTAAAAAAGAAACATATGGAAATATTGCTGATAGTGGTAGAAGACCCAGAGGCGGTTTTTATACTATATTTAAACCTCAACTAGGTTGTCATTGTAAGTTAATATTTGATGGACATATATCAAAATTAGATAATCCCTTCTAATTTATTTACAACCAAATTTATAACTGGGACTGAAACAGCATTTCCAGCCAATTTATATAATGAACTATCACAAACATCCGGAAGTTTATAATCTATTGGGAATCCTTGTAGATTAAAACATTCTCTTGGAGTTAATTTTCGGATTCCTTTATCATCTTTTAGAAGAGGCACATTATGTCCACCACCACCCATATTAGCAGTTAAAGTTGGACAACAATTACTCTTATTTTCTCTTACATAAAATCGTCTATATTGATAAAGAACATTTTCAGATATATTTTTAGTAATACCTTTTTCTATTTCTTCAAATACCTTAAATCTATCTGAGTAATAATATTTATCATCAATGTTTTCTTCTAACATATCACATATTTTTCCTTGTTCTTGTTCAGGAAAGTCAAAATCAAACTTATCATATTTTTCTTTATCCCGAAATCCTACAATATAAATTCTTTCGCGATGTTGCGGAATATTAGTAATCTTATTTGTATCAAGAATAGATGTTTTTATATGATAACCGATTTCTTGTAATTTTGTTTCAATAATTTTATAGGTATTACCCTTATCATGTGATTTTAAATTTTTAACATTTTCCAAAATAATTATTTCGGGTTTATGTTCTTCTAAAATTTCTACAATTTTCCAAAATACATTTGATCTTGTGTCGTCAAACCCTTTTTTCTCACCAGCTATACTAAATGGTTGACAAGGGAATCCACCACATAAAAGATTATGTGAAGGTATATCTGATACATTTATGGTATTTAAATCCTTAAGAGTAAATTTATGATTAGGATTATTTAGTTCACAAATTTTTTTTGAACATTCCATCATATCATTGGTGAATACGCATTTAAATTTATTATTTGTTTCAAGTGCTAATGTAAAAGCACCCGTGCCTGCAAATAAATCAATAAACTTTAATTTATTATCAACAATTATAAGTTTTTTCTTTTTACTCTTAACTTGTTTTGGTTTTTGTGTATCCATATCTTCGGTATTTACATTTACTTCTTCATTTTCAACAATCAATTTTTTATTATTTACTTCTTTTAATTTTTCTTCAACGGCTTTATCTACAAGTGCCTTAATTTTATCAGCATTATTTTCACAAGGTGTTTTTCGTCTATTATGAGAATCATAGTGAGATTTTTGAGAGAATTCCTTTCCACATCGTTCGCAACTATATTTAACCATTTTCGTTATATTTTGTTAAATATTTTAATTTTAAATAATTTTTATAAATTAACTTAAATTAACAGAAATTAACAGAAATTGTTAATTCCCCGAAATATTAGAAAGTCGGCGTTTTAAATGTTCAAAGGTGACAAATATTGTATTATTAAAAATAAAGCCGTTTAATTTCCAATAGAAATTCCAAGAATATGCCGTCGTCATTATTTGTATTTTTATTTTTATTTTTATTTTTATTTATTAGTGTTTGAATAGTGGTATTAATTTCATTTTTATTGATAGTCAATATAGTTTGTATTAATTCTACACCAAAATCCATAGCCAAATCAGATTCGTCTTCCATGGTTTTAACTATCTGAATTAAATATGCGCCAGAATCATCAATAAATCTATATTGGTAGTCATAACATCCCTCCGTTTTAAATGGAAAAGAAAAAATTGTAGCACCTTCATCTATATCATTGGTGGTGATGGCAGTATCATTGGTGGTGATGGCAGTATCATTGGTGGTGATGGCAGTATCATTGGTGGTGATGGCAGTATCCATTTTAGGTATATATATATATATTTATATTTATATTATTATATATGAAATTATACGCTAATATAAATTGGATTATAATTATCGGCATAATATTAATTGTTGGTGTTATTTTTAGTCTACATTATACAGACTATTTTATTGGTAATACAAACCATAAAATAACGATACTAAAAAGATTTAATACTAAACAGGAACAGAGTAATGGTCTTATGTTTCGGAAAATACCCTTACCGGAAAATAGTGGTGCGTTATTTGTATACGATAAACCGACCCTACTTAATTTTTGGATGAAAAATACATTTATACCGCTCGATATTTTATTTTTAGATAATAATTATAAGATAGTTGGTATATATGAAAACTTACAACCACATACATTACATAGACGTTCCAGCAAGATTAAAGTTATGTATGCCATAGAAATGAATGGTGGCGCGGTTAATAAAAATAAAATGAAAATAAACGATCATGTAATAGAATAGCAATAAAAATTGAATATATAAAACTATCCATATATCCGGTATAATATCACTAATTATATTATACCAATCATGTGTAGTGTAACGCTTAATACAACATTTACTCATATAATTGAAACCCCGTCATTTGGCAATTTATCTAAGGAGGATGTTATTACTATTTTTAAAGATGGAAGACCTTTTTCACATTTTATAGAAAAATGGATAGAGAAAAATTATCCATTAACGCAAGTTATGGGGTGTAAGAGTTATGATTTTACGGATAATCTACACCCAGATATTATATATGATGAGAAGACATTCACTAATAGAGGGTGTAATTATTGTCCATCCAATATGTTAGGGCAAGGACGTGTATTCGATCAGAGTTTATTTGAAGAAAAAACAAAACAACTTATATTTTGTATAGTTTCCAATATTAATTTTCCAGAAATTAAGATAAAATTTATGAGGGGAACCGAATTATTAATACTCTATCCAAAGGGGAAGATACCATTAAAAGAACATATTAAATTCTTTAATTAATTCCGGTTTTGATATAGATTTGGGACCTACAGTGTTGTTTTTACATTCATAATTAATATTAGACAATTTATCGAATAATTCATCGGTTAAAATGGTGTCAAATTTAATAAAATAATGTGATTGTATAGATTTAGTTTGTATGGCTTTATTAATCTGTCCGGCATAAACCCCGACGCGCCGGAAAGATATATCGGGATTATCCTCTTTTTTTACAAATTTATATTTGCTTGGTTCTAATTTTTTAGCAACAGGTCTATTTTCATTTTTTTTTATCCATATTTGAAATACACATGGGACATCATAACTGGTATTATTAACCATAAATGCGTTCTTCGGTAAATCATATTCGTATACTAAATGAAAGTTTAATGGAAAATGTTTTTTCATACTATCTTTTTTGAAACTTTTCGGTAATATAAATGATATACTATCACAATATTTACATGACTTTTTAATAAATTTAATGGCCAGAGATGATTGGCGGCCAAATGGTGGATTTCCTATAATATGTATTTTATTAAATTTAAATTTAAATTTAAAATTAATTAATTTCGTATAATCAAATTCCAAATAATCTTGTTTAATTATGTCACTGTTATCTGGTTCTAAATCATAAAACTGATAGTTAGCAAATGTATCCTTTATATATTCTATAAATGCTCCGTTACCAGCACTTGGTTCTATACACAAATCCTCCGTTGTTATATCAATATGTTGTTTTATAAGTTCCATACAAAGTATGACAATATTATTGGCTGTATAATATTTATCTATGGTATTTCTTTTTAATCCGGTTGTAGGTTTTAGTTGTATAATATCATCACTTTCTACCATTATGGATATGGGTATTGGCTATATGATTTTAAATAAAATAATTGATTTAAATCAATTTTATAAAATAAAAAATAAAATAAAAAATAACCTGGTTGATATACATAAATTATTCATTACCGATACCGAGATCATTCACGATGGTAATATTGTCAATACGAGTCATATTAATATCATGTAATTTTAGAAATGGAATTAATGTATCGTTGTTCCATTTGTTAATCATTTTTAAATAATATTCCAAACATTCCAGTTTGAATGGCGTATCGAACAAATCCATATTGTCACTCAAATCAGATGGTAGTAGGGAATATTCGATTGTATCTAAATGATTCATGTTTATTATATTATCAATTTTAACGATTTTAGTCATTTCGGAATATTTAGATGGTAGTTCATTATCAATGACCGCATTAAAATTACAGCCAATAGTTAAACTATTATGTTTTGTATCTATAAGAAATCCATTATCTTTATCAAAATACGCTTCATGAACCGCTCCATTACTACGACATATTTTCAATATATTGGGTAAATCTATATGCGAAAATGGTAGTATATTATATTCTATTATAAAATGGAGTTGTGCCAAGATATATAACCACATATTATAGGGTTTAAAGGCGATAAACCCTGCTGGAAATCTAACAAGTCGGTTGGAACCACGAATAATCATAATAAAATTATCTATATTTTTATCATGTTTATTGGTTAATTCGTCGATGAATAAATGTTTACTAATACCATAAATTCCATAAACACCTTCTTGGATAGCACCAATAGTATCTGAAACCGACATGGTAGTTGATAGTATATATGATTAAGAATAATTACCTAATGTAATTATCACCGTAATTATTCAATTTTTAATCTTTATGTCTATATACATATATGGCATTATGGCATTATGGCATTATAGCATTATGGCATTATAGCATTATAGCATTATAGCATTATAGCACTATGGCATTATGGCATTATGGCATATTACAAAAAAAAATTGAATATAAAATGGGTCTATATAAATATTAACAACAACAATACTAACAACAACAATACTAACAACAACAATACTAACAATCATCATGGGTCGTAATCAAATCAAAAACCGTGCCGTGTCCAAGGTCGATATTGGAGTTGGTCAACATAGCCATATTGAAAATAAACAATTTGAATTGAATAAACATATCTATGGACAGTTGGATTTCAAAGAGGAAGGTAATTCTCGCTTTACCGTTATCAACCGCGCATACGATGACGCATGGGATATTGAAGCAGCCCAAATGCGCAAACAAATCGAACAACTATCTGCCGAAAACGATTTCATGAGACAAATGGAAGAAGGATTAATAGAAAAAGAACCTGATTACATTCTTAGCAAGGAGGAATGTGACGTATATAATGACCAGAATAATTGGTTTGTTGAATGCGATGTGTGTTATTATAATACATCACCATGTAACAATGAACCAGACAATGAGAAATGTAAATGTACTTCCACCATATCTGAGGTAGTTGAAACAAAACTACAAAAACAATCCATCATTCAACAAAATGGTGAACCGATTGAATGTTTTATTCCAAAGACACTTCGCATCCCAGTAGAAATCCTGGTCTAATTCAACAACATAAACACACGTGATATTCTATGATATTCTATGCCATATATTTTTTTTCTTTATAGATACATACCATAGTTTCAAATAAAAAATTGAATAAATAGAACCACCATATAATATAGTACACAAAACTCATTCCCGTAATGAACCAAAAATGTTTACTCTCACCCGAAAAGCTCCGACGACTACAATAGCTATTAGGAAACTTATCGAACATGGAATTAACCTGAAACCACACCAACGTTTCGCTGTGAAATGGGCATCAGATAAAGAACGAAACCATGCTCCATATGGTGGAATTATTGCTGACGAAATGGGATTGGGAAAAACCCTTGAAATAATTGCTTTGATGTTAGGTAGACCTAAATCAAAAACTTTAATTATTGTCCCAGCGAATCTTATTTCACAATGGATCTCCGAATTCAAGAAATTCGCGCCAGAGTTGAATATAATATCCGATAATCAAATACCGCCATTGGAATCCAACTATATTATGATTTCCTCATATATTAAGGCCTGTCGAACTAAGGCTTTCTATCATATACGATGGGATAGATTGGTATTAGATGAAGCCCATATTATACGCAATGGTAAGAAAGGTAAAATACATAAGTGCCTAAAGAAGATTCGTAGTGTTCATAAGTGGTGTTTGACGGGAACTCCTATTCAAAATAATGTGGGGGATCTTGTCGCTCTATTAAAATTTATTGGCTTTGAAACCGTCGATTTATTGGAAGATGCGGTTCGCACCCATCTATTACGACGCACCAAGGAATCTGTATCAATTCACTTACCAGCAATGGCAATTGAATATATTAAGCTTGATACGAAAGAAAATCAACAATACGATACTGTATGTGGAACCTATGACCGACATCATCTAACAAAATTAATCCGTGAACGACAATATGCCATTATGCCAACTATGGCCATTGATGGCTTGAAACGTGGATATAAAGATGCTGACGATGTTTCTATGATAAAATTATCTTCTAATATCAAGTTGGATACGGTTATAAAAAATATTGTGGAATCCCAAAACAATGAGAAACCCATTATATTCTGTCAGTTTAAAGCCGAAATGGCCTATATAGAAGATACATTATTAGCCCATAATATAGTGTCTGGCGTTATAAATGGAAGTGTGGACATGCATTTGCGGAAGCCTATCATTGACAACCATGAAAACTACCACTGTTTAATAATTCAACTACAGGCTGGTTCTACGGGCCTTAATTTACAAATGTTTGATACAGTTTACTTTACATCTCCACATTGGAATCCTACCCATGAACAACAAGCGATAGCTCGGATTCATCGCATAGGACAAACCAAACCAGTTACTATAAAAAAATTTATAATTAATAATACGATAGAGACACGTATCGTATCAATACAAGAATTGAAAATAGAAATAGCTGAAAATATATATTCAGGTGATATATAATAAGAGTTATAGAGTTATAGTGTTATAGAGTTATATAGTTATAGTGTTATAGAGTTATAGAGTTATAGTGTATCTATTTTTTTTATTTTTTTGGAGTGTCATGACTATGATATCTAATGACGCTATTCATTCATTCATCGACTTCAATCCATTTTCTTTGTACAACTTTTACACTTCCATAAACATAGTTGTTTTTTTTGTTGATTTTTTGAAAAATGGGTGATGGTCAATTGTTTAATACATATATGACATTTATATTCCTTTTCTGTGGGTTCGCATTTCTTAGTAGTAGTAGTAGTAGTAGTTATTATATGTGTATCGGTATCATATACATTAATAGGTATATCGGTATCATATACATTATTTATAATTTCCGTATCTATTTTTGGTTCGGTATTTTTAGGTGAAATTT